CCCGCCCCTTGAAACTCACAGCTTACGAGCAGTCAGTGTTGTTGCTTCGCGTGATTGTAGCCTCGCTAGCATTACACCGGCCAGTCACCGCAATAGTAGCTTCACCCAGGTCGAACTCAAGTGTCTCCCAACGGAAGTCAGGGAACACAACATCCTCATCCTCCACGTTTCCGCAAGGAACGCAGTGAAGGATTCGCATATCGACCGCATAGGGTTCACACAAGTCGCTTGAACTAGACACCCATTCAGCCGCCCCGCCTGTGCCTTTGACGGCATCGACAGCGGTAACAGTCTCACCGGTGCCCGTCTTGATTTGCTCATAGACAAATTCAAGCGAGACTTCAAGCGGTTGCTCATCGCCTTCACGAACGGTATCAAGGTCGCCCCGATCCAGAAGGTACTCGTATTCCTTGGATTCTGTCCAAGTGACGTTACCTTCACCGACTGTCACTTCCATCTGTTGAGACTGGAATGTAATGACGTCGTTTTGCGCAGGGGTGTTAGCGCCCCACGCCGGGGTAAACTCAATGTTGTTCGTCGGGCTAGTCGTAGTAGGCGTCCGAGCCGTGACCGTATAAACGGTCGTGTTGTTAACCGTATTGACTGTGAAGCGAGCCCCAACCGGCACCAACTGGGTGTCGGACGAGTTCAGGTTGACGGTGTTAATATCCGTATCCGTGTCCGTCGCACCCGGAGACGCTTCGGCAATATTGGCCGTGCCACTCAGTCCATCCTTCAAAAGAATGGTGGCATTTCGTAGCTCAATTCGGGCCATAATAAGCCTCCTTTATTCTCGGGTTACATCGAAAGGTACATCTCAAATCGGCCGTCCACAACAGCCTGTCGAATCCGATCTTCTCGACTTACTTGACCAAAGTGGATCAAGCGTACTGGTTCGCTAAAACCTTTTCGTTGAGTGAGGCAGCCAATAAGACTGTCATCATCTTCAACACCAGCACCAAGTCGATAGACTGGGATAGGTTCCAACATCGCGGCAAGGAAAGCGCCGCCCCAGTCGTGAATGTCATACGCTCCTTCCGTTGACATTTTCATTTGGTCTGTTAGCATGACGTTTACATCAACGTGAATCCGCCAGTAGCCGTTACTTACTTCCCGGATGAAGGGGCCGCTCAGCCGTAGCTCAGCGTGTTCAGCAAGCATAGTGCCTGAATCCCGTTCATCGACGCCTTCAACAAAATAGGTTAAGCCGATAGTGTCGGCCACCGTTTTGAAGTAGACGTTGATCGAAGCCGCAGTCCACCGAGCAAGATTCTCGTTCATTATGTAACCTCATGCTCAACATCAAGCAAATCTTCCACCTTCATGTGGATGATCTGTTCTGGGCGTACACCCTTTACTTCCTTACCCACAATGATCCAAGCCGTATGCTGCTCAAATTCACTGATGCTTTTAATATCGTAACGGCGACCGTTGTAAGTCAACCAGTCATCCATTACAATCTCATAAGAATCAGGCAGGTCGCGGGTGTCAAGAATGAACGTCCGTGTTCCAGCATCGTATGTCCCGCCGTAGACAAACATCTTGTTAGCCGAAATTGCGGAAATTCCTTGGACGACTTCCCGCTTTATTTGTACGGGAAGTACAATAGCTTTTCTAACTGTTGTGACAGTTCTGGTGTACGTTTTCACGCCCGTTTCATAATCCGTGGCTGCCGCGCCGAGTTTATAAACATCGACACGACCACCATACTGTCTCTTCAGACTGTATAGTGTGCGCCGGATAAAACGGTTCATTTGACGATTCACACCGCTAGCCATCGCTTCTCATCCTCGGGGGTGCTTCCTGATCTTCGACATACGGACAGCGATCACATAATCGCTCCGTCGCCCGAGCTACCCAACTCAAACATTCGGCATTTTGAGCTAAGGCCGTTGTTGAACGTTCAACGAGATTTACCAAAGTTTCACGTTGGTAGTCTTCGAGTTTTTCAACTCGATTTGACAGGGCATCTTCGCGTTTCCAATCGCGCCAGATAAAAAACAACACGATACCGACCAGCGGGCCAAAATTTGCGGCCAACTGCGTCAGAATATCGGCTCCAGTCGTTGTTGCAAAAAGATGCTCCATGATAGACTCCAGGGTTAGAAACCGGGCGGGACGTGCCCCGCCCGGTAATCACGTCAAACTTACGCAAGCAGCACGCAACCCAGGTCTTCATCGAGCAGCGCGACGCCGCAAAGCAGGTCGAGCGTAACGATAGTACCTTGGCTGGTAATATCGTACTGCATGGTCACACGCATGGCAACGTCGTTGTACGCACCGACGCTGGACCGGACACCCAGAGCGGTGTTCGGCAGCGACAGCGGACGGCTGACGAAAGCCAGCGCATTCCGATGGAACGCGAGGTTCATGGACCCAGACGGGCCAGGGAACGCATCCTGGTTGTCAACCAGAGCGACCTCAAGCGGCCGATCCAGAAGCACCTTCGTATCATTCCCATCAGCCTCAGTGCTGATGACTGTATAGGTCCGACGATTGGCACCCACGCCAAACGCAAGCAGTTGGCCCTGCGAGACGTAGGTGGCATTACCACCCGCACCCTGCGACTCAAGTTGAATCTGCTTGGAGTAGCCAGCAGCATACCCCGCAGCATTATCAACCTGGCAAGCCTTGTAGACTGTGACCGCAGCGTTAGCCGCAACCGCAGACTCCAGACCGCTCACAAGCACGATGCTGTTGGTGTTTGTGCCGTCGTCCGTAGCACTGGAAATCACATGGGGCTTCCCTTCCGTGGCGACTGTGACGAACTCACCGTCAATCGCTGCGTAGTTAAGCACCACGCAGTTAAGGGTCGTCTCGCCAACGGGCTCCACTTCCTGCATCTCGCCGTCAACGTAATCCGTCGCGGACTTCAACGTGTAAGGCACGTTTTGATCCATGTAGGTATCAAACCCGAGCACACGACCGAGACTGGCATCCCGCAGAGCGGTGCCGTCGTCGCCACGCTTCTCAGCGCTGATGAACAACTCAGTCTTGAGGAGTTCGGTTTCCGCTTGAGGCGAAAGCACAAGGTTACGGCCAGAGGCGTAAGCCTTGTTGACATTCATCTTCTCGCGGGCTTCGAGCAGGTAATCCTTGGCGTTGCTCTCGTCCATTTCGCCAAGAGCGCCAACACGGTTAGCAAGAAACTCATGCGCCTGACCGCACAGAATACGGTCAACCGAGCTAGCCATTTCTTGCGCGGCCGGGTCAAGGTAGTAGTCCACCAAATCTTGGAAAGACTTACTCGCCTCACCATCCTTGATGGTGAACGTCACATAGATGTGCTGATCCAGCGGAACCTGCACGTTTGTAGCCACCGCATCCTGGCTCACAACATCGTCTGCGTCCGTCTTACGAGCAGCAACAAACTGATTGGGCCGGCGCGTGTTCACAACGTCGCCAAAGTTGGCAACTTCCATGCTGAAATCCCGGTGGACCAAGCGGGCCATGACCATGTTCTCTTCGAGAATCGCAAGACCCTCTTGAGCCCAAAGCTCGGGAATCAGCGCATCGTTGTCGTTGGCGTAGCAAGCCAACGTCGGAGTGCTGTAAAGCAAATTCATAGCGCTTCTCCTTTGTTAAGATTTAGCCCTTTCACTAGGGCGAGGAAAACAGTTTTCGTCGCCCACTGGGCAACTTGACAACATGGCCCCTTTCTTTAACGCCGCTTGCGAAGTCCCAAGGCTTCAGGGTTTTCCTTACGCAACTTCCGAAACTGCTCAGGCGTGAGCTTGGCAGGATCAACGCGACCACCATCACCCGATGTAACGCCACCGGTAGCGGAGCCCGATCCGACGCCGCTGACAACATTGGACTTAAAGAGATTGCCAAACAAATTTGGCAGTTCCTTCATCCGTTGCACAGCCTCTTCGGGCGTTCTCAAAGTCATTACTTGCTCCCCCGTGGCTTCATCAATGTCGGGGAAATCAATCACCGGTGTAAAATCACCGAGGCCGTTGCCCGCTTCATCCGTTCGTTCCTGCATCTTGGTCATCGGACGAAGAAGCCCGACGATTTGATTTGGATTGAACGCTTCGGCGGCAATAGCCGCATCTTGGAGTGACCGATCAATTTGCGAACCTTTGTAAAGTGTCTCCCATCGGGACGCACTTTCTTTAAGCTGGCCCAAATCGCTCTTGAACTTTTCGGCTTGTTGCTTCCGCTCATACTCAAGACGCTGCTTTTCGGTCATTTGCGACTTTCGCAGGTCTTCGAGTTCGGCTTCCAACTTCTGCCGCTGTTCCAAAGCGAGATTTTTGTCGGCTAGAATCTCTTTGTAGCCCGACTCCAACTTCTTCAGTTTATCTTGGTGCTTTCGCCGGTCTTCAGCAAGAAACCGATTCAAGTCATCTTGCGTAAATTTAAGGGAAACAGCGTCATCAGCCTCTTGCTTCTTCTGGCGTGCTTCGGCTGCCTTACGCTCTGCTTCCTTAGCAGCCTCCTCGGCCGCCCGCCTCGCTGCCGTGGCAAAATCACCCAAACCTGTCCCGTCACCATCGCCGTCGCCGTTGCCATCACCATCGCCGTCGCCATCATAACACGCCAGCGTTGCCAACGACCAGTACAGTTCATTCAACTCGTTCATCGTTCACTCCTAACAAAAGCTAGTCAGCCCTGCTTACTCGTACATCCTCGGAAGACCGCAAAAATGGGCGCAGGTATCTCCATGCTGCGGCGCTTGGAACCCCGTTCATCAGATGTTCAATCTGCGTATGGTTCCGATTATACGTTGTTCTTACCGAGGCAATCCCCTGGCTGACCACTCCCAGGTTTTCCAATTCAAGGTCAGGATCAACTCCATCCAGCAGATTATACGCAATCTCCCAGCACGCAACTTTAATTTCGTGCGGAACATCGGTATCTTCATCTCGCGGGAACTCCAATTCCTGCGATACTTGTGCGGCTCTCAAATCTTCTTCATAGCCTTCGCCATAATTCTCTTCATCATAGACGGTGGCTTTTTGACCTTTGAAGTTTAGGGCGTCAATGATCGCGGTCGCACGAATCAGCGCCTTTTCACGATCCGCTGTACTCGCATCCGACCACGCTTCCTCATGGAGCCTGTATGAGAAATATTCATTCGCTTCGGTAATCGTGCCATAGTACGAGTACATAGGAGGCGTCCTTTATACTACGAGAAAACTGTAATCAACATCCGCCACATCTCGAATAACATAAATGAGACGTGGATCAGCGATGGGAAATTCGCAATCGCAGCCAGGGTCCAGTCTAAACCCCGTGCTAGAAGTTACGCCTTCTTTGCCAACATACATTTTGTTGGCGGCGTCGTGATTTCGTATCTTAACCCCGTAAAAGGCTCTCCACGGTTGACTTGTCAAGGCCGACGCTGCGACACCTGCGGTGCCGTTGCCCGTGTAAAAATCCTCTTGGACACTTTCTAAAACTTTTACTGGTTTCATGGTTTACTCCTTGTCGTGGCCTTCGCCGCGTACTGGTTTTTCGGTGGTGTCGCTTAGTGTAGTGTCCGTTGCCTCTGCTCGTTCTTCCCTCCCCTCAGTCGCCGGATCACCTGACAAATCATCCACGCCTCGCGCCGCTGGATTGTCGTCGGCTCCCTGGGCTTCCGCGATGCGTTTAACTCGCTCGACATGATCTATACGAGCTTGTAAGTATTCATCCTCATCGAAGCCCAGAGCCACAGATGCAGTTTTCTCCCCTACAAGCCCAGCCTCCTTTGCGCGGATGATTACCTCGGGATCGCTGGTCGTGTAGTCAGCCCGATCAATTTCAGAGAAGATTTTGTCCATTGTATCTGTGCTAACGCGACCGCCCAAAAGAGTAATGACAATGTTTTTTGATAGCTCTTTCTTGATCGTGTTACCCGGCACAGCGAACATTAACTCCGACAAGTCATCTGCCTCTTTAATTCGATCTTGGTCAGTTTTCAGGCTGTAGCGTTCTGGGTACTTGATAGTTGCTACCTGCCGACGATTAACGGCTCTTTCTTCGTAAGCTGCCCAGTGTTCCGCAATTCCTCGCTCGCCACCTTCCAAGATTAAGCCGATGTAAGACAAACCGGACTCCAAACCTTGATCGCTCATTTTAAGAGCTTCGGCTGACGTGGCACGCTTACCTATCTTGTTTGTCACGGCAAGATTAACGAGCTTTCTAATATCGTCTTCCAACTTTTCCTGTAGCTTCAGGGACGCCTCCAATGGCTCGGGAGACGGGTGAATAAAGTCGGGTCGGTCTGTATTCAAACCATAAATCCGACCGTGAGTTGCGCCAACCCTGATTTCTTTCCCCGCCGCTCGTTGACCCCCGGACATAGCCGAGCCATCGGGGTTGTTCATGTGCTTCAGGTGGTCGCCCACGGCTCGCGTGTCTTGCTGCTCGGTGTAGAACGGAAAATTTGCTTTCAAAGCATACGACACATCGCTGGATGTAAGATTCACCAACGCTGCCTGATGTTGCGACACGTCTTTCAGCAGGCTGTCACCAATATCCAACAAGACAAAAGGAATACGAGTCAAGTTCAAGACGATTGGCGTCCCATCAGAAGGCTCACCAGTTGGAGTGATCGGCTGTGATTCATCGTCGTAAAACTGCACGTTTACCAGCCCAGTCGCCTGGTCGATCCAGATTAGGCGGTATCGTTCAAACTCGCCGGAAGGTAGTTGAATATTGTAAATATCGTGGGAGGCATAATCAAGCCCAATATCCCGCAGTAAGAGGGCTTGAAAATCACTGGGATGTGTCGGATCACTGGCTGACCAAGCCAGAATATCTTCGACTTGGTACATATAAAGGTAGGGACGAGCACCGCCCACGTCAGCCAACGTCGGGCCGCTGAGTTGCGGCATATCGACATAGACGCCAACTTTTCCCATCACAAGTAGTTCCGTCAACACGTTAATACCTAGAAAGCCGCTCATAGAGCTTCCCCGCATATCAACGCCACCCATCTCACCGGCAACGGCAACCCGATAATTCTTGGACCCACCAGACCTTACAATATCTCGCATACGTTGAAAAATCGCATTACGAATGTCATTGACAGCCGCTTTGGCGTAGGTTGGGGTGGGTGTGATACTGCGACGCGCATTATACTCGGCGTCTGTCTCTCGTTCGCTGAACTTTTGGAGATACAGATGAGTATAATCCTCACCACCATTGTATGTCTCGCGCCACGTTGTCCAGTACCCGGCGTCATGGAAGTACGTGGGGTGTCGTGTATCGTAAACTGAAAAGGATGCCACTTTATACCTCCATCAGAGAAAAGTTCCAATGTCTCTGTTTGTTACTATTCCTGCGGCGAGCGGAAGACCAATCTCGGCATACGTCAGGGCGTGTGTGAAGTGATCGGCTCCGGTGTTGAGATACACTGCACGGGGGTTGTTTAGTTCATCGCGCTCATAAGTTCGCACTACGTTTTTGATGTGATCTTGAAACTCCATGCTGGTGTCCGCAGGCGTCCAAATGCGGCCGCTATGAAAACGTCCAAGAGCAGCATCAAGCCAGTTTGTTCTGTCAACAGTGGCGATTGGGGCACCGCCCTCCTCCTCTGACATTTGCATTTCCTTACCAGTTACACCGCGTCGGTATCGGCACAAAGTAACGTAGCCGGGAAACCGTCGAGCAAATCGCCGCGCATCATTGATTTGTGGGTCGGCATCAATTACGCAGGCTAAAACTTGCCACTCCCGCATAAGACGATCAAGCTCCTCGAAATTATCGCCTGGAATCTTTCCTTCCCAAAGCAACTTGCCAAACGCCGCCGCATTTACGTCGTGACCGAAGGTATCCAAAATGTATTCCATTACAACAATGTAATTCCATTTACCTTGGTCAATTCCGAGTGTGATACAACGCTCACCACCAACTTGCGGACGCGGGTCATTCTTTGAGTAACCTGCCCTAGAGTTTTCTAGCTCGGTATCTGTCACCAGGCCGCCAGCCGGGATGTATGGTTGACCTAATTTGGAGTTATTGAACTCCACCATCGCCGCTTCATCGCCAAGTCCCCGAAAATGTGCTTGTACTAATTCACCGGGGGATACCGTGAAGCTGTAAAGCTGGTTAATATAGAAGCTGCGATGGTCATTGGCACTTGGTTCCGTAGGTTCCCATTTGCAGTTCTCTACGTTTAACCAACTTGCTTTGTCACGATGTTCTAGTTTACTTCCACACTCTTTACACTTCAGATAGGACTCCATGCACCGCCTATCTGATACTGTTTCACCGTAAATCTCAAGGCAATCCGGCCAAACAAGCTCGGTCCAACGACTACAGTGCGGGCACTTAAACATGAAATGTTCTTGCGTGCCTTGTTCATAAAGTTTATGGACGCCATATTTAGGCACTGTGGGAGTTGAAATCGCCCAGATTGCTTTCTCCTCGTGTCCTGACAACCGCTCTAAAGCCAACCAGATTTGTTTCTGATCCATTTCATTCACTTCGTCAAGGATCAGTGTTGACACTGGGATTGATTTCAGGTTGGAGTCCCCGCGTGAACCTCGAATGTAAAGGTTTGTTGTTCCCGCTTGCTTGAGTCCAATGGTATTGGTACTGGTGAAAAGACCTTTTAAGTAGTCACTGTGCATCAACGCTGTGTTAAAACGTGCTTTCGCAAAGTCGCTTGCATTGTTGAATGTGGGCAGGACGTAAAGTACATCTTTGCGAAGCACGTCCACGGTGTAGAAAGCTCGATTGATGGCGACTTCCGTCACGCCCATTTGAGCCGCCTTCATGGCCGTGTTATACGACGTTTCTGAATCGTGAATTTCTACACACCAAGGATGGCGGTCAAACCCAAAGGGACCAGGAAACGGCTCTCCCATGATGCGGCGATGCGTGGCCCAGCGTGAACAGGAAGTCATGGTACGACTGGTAATGCCGTCCGCGATAGCTTCCCGAAATGCGTCCACCAGCTTGCTCATTCATTTACTCTTCATCTTCCTCTTCTGCGGCTTCCCAAATACGCTCCCGTGGCTCCCAGAGTCTTTCGGGTGCCTCTTCCGGCTCGGGTTCCGGCTCGGGTTCCGGCTCGGGTTCCGGCTCGGGTTCCGGCTCGGGTTCCGGCTCGGGTTCCGGCTCGGGTGGCGCTAGCATCGCTTCCAAATCTTCC